GCCAATCCTCGTTCAGAGTGACAACTTCGTGCATCGTCGCGTGTGGTGCCCACTGCCAGAAATGCGTCTTTGTGCGGCCCGTGCAATACATCTGCACCTGCATCTGAGCGTAGTAGTGCGGCTGCACGTCAATGCTCTTATGCTCACCGCCGTCGCGAAGCCGGAACGGACACTTAACCTCGATCAGTGCGTCATCACCGATCAAACCATCAGGACTCGCACCAAGCCAGTCTAGGTGTGGATAGAAGCCGCACGACACGACCTTCATGCCAGTTTCCATCGTGAAGTCCACAATGGCACCGTCCTCATTGAACACGCCCCATTGTGTCGCTGGGTTCCCTGTAAACTCGCTCTCAGCGCCGTGGCTGCTACGCACCATCGACCGCATCACATCATCGCGGGTCATGTATGTGGATAGACCCAAGATCGCCCCCACAACACTGCCAGTCACACGGTTCTTTCGCGCCTCAAACCATTCGGTCGATCTTTGCTCCATAGGATTATCCTTTATCGTTAAAAAACCACCCGCACGGCTCTGAATACTCAGGCTAATCGGTGTCGGGAACCTTCGTGCGGGTGGGTTAGTTGGGCGTTAGTCTAGCCGGTCAAACATCATGACCGTCTCAAGTTCATCGAGGCTGTCAGTTGAGCCAATAACCCGCAGCTTATCAGTGGGACTGCTACACTCTTGGTCCAGCGCCTCTGACATTGCCCCATTGTCTCCCATAGCCATAAGAAGCGCCTCGGCCATGAAGTGATGTACTTGTTCCATATCTTCAGTCATGGTTCACTCCTCTCAAAACGGAATCTCATCCGAAGCCGCCGAGTCAGGCTTTGGCGCTTGCGGCTTAGGTGCTTCTGCGACACCATTCTCTTTTGGTGACACAGCCTGAACCCAGTTGCCGGACATCTTGTCGCCCATAGCGCCTGTCATTTCCCACACCGCCAACTTCACAATCATTGGCTTTGCAATCAACGACACCTGCAAGTCAGTGTCGCTCGGCTTTCCGCCGCCAGCCATCAGCTTTCCACCGCAGTTTCCGTCAATGGCACCCAGCATACGCTTGGCCTTGTCGCCCTGCGCCTTTGCCTTCGTCGGGTCGTTCTGGTTCGGGTTGTTACCCATGACCCACAGCTTCTGGAAAACCTTGCGGTTCTTGTACGTCTCTGGCTTCAGGACAGTCCAGCGCAGCGAGATGAACTCAGCGCCCTCCTTGTCGTCCCAACGCGCCTCGTCGATAGACGCCAAAACCTGTGTCCCGTCAGGGATAGGTTCAATGCTGCCTCCCTCAAGTTCGAAAGACGTTGTTGCCTTTACGCTGTCACCATCGGACAGTCCCCAAAAATCACTCATTTAGATGCTCCTTTATCCAAGCCGGGGATAAGACCGGCAAACGGGTTTTCACCCTCTTTCACAGTAAGCTCTTCAGTCAAGCCATACCGATTCTTCGACACGTTCGACGCAGTGGCGTGTGTCACAATAACCCGCGTACCGTCGCTGATCGCCTTCTTGCGCTCACCGTCGCCAGTCGTGAATGTCTCCAGCTTCAAGAAACCAACTATGTCGCTGTCGTCCACATATGGAGCAACAGACTTCTTACCCAAGCGCAAGCTGTACCGCGTGTACGGGTCTTGGTCGGGAAGCTCGATGGTCTCAGTGTCAGCATGAGCAACAAAAATAACGTTCATGCCCTTGCGCTCATTAAGCAGGCCGCAAGCCTTACGGACACGCTGGTGCATAGATGCAACAGTTGACAAGCCAGCGCCGTAGCCACCCATTGCTTGGTTGATGCTCTTCGGCTTCTTCGGGTCACTGTCGATCACGTTCTGAATAAACAGTCGCTCCAGCGCAGTCACGCTGTCAATGATGAGCGTCTTGTACTCATGATCTTCGGTTACAAGAGCGGTCAACTGCTCCCACAACTCATCTACACTTGTCAGCAACGGGAACGCATCCGGGCGCTTGTCCTGCGCAATGGATTGCAAACCGTCCTCGGCACGAATAACAATAGGCTTCGGCCATGTCGCCGCGAGGGTGGTCTTACCCATACCGCTGTCACCGCATAATGTTGCGATGATAGCGCGATCCTTAGGCTTGGCGATTTTGGATAGAATTGACATATCGTCTCCTTTTCTCTTCTTTCCACAAACTTGACATTACATACAGGACAGTGCAGTGTCAACATTAAGATGTCAAATAATGAAAGGAGGCACAAAGTGACCCTAGAACAAGTCGTTGATGCGCTGCGCACGGCGAACCTGTCATACCTCGTCAGGGTGACGGGTTTGCACTACAACACCATACGTCGAATCAAGACTGGCGAAAACAAGAACCCGACACACCACACAATCCAGACGCTATCCAAGCATCTGCGCCGGAGGAATAATGATACACAATGAATTTAGGGATGCAGGATACAAAGTATTTGGCCTGCTTGGCGCGAACGATCACGATGGCGAACCGCTTCATGAGAAAATGGCGTACAAGAAACCGTACTCATCCGGTTGGCAGCACACACCGGACTGGTCGGACGAGCAGTGGGACACGTTCCACGATATAGGCGTGTTCAACACGGGCTACGGCGTCCTTATGTCTGGCCTTCTCGTTGTTGACATTGACGCCCGCAATGGCGGCGTAGAATCGTACCAAAAGCTGCTCGAAGATGTGCCTGCGCTTTCGTCTGCTGGCCTTGTCGTGGACACTGGTTCCGGCGGTGGGTCAAAGCACCTGTACTTCAAGGCAAGTGGTATCCCGCTTGTGCAGTCGTTAAAAGACTACCCCGGAATTGACTTCAAGTCGTCTGGTTATGTTGTCGGTCCAGGGTCCATGCACCAGTCCGGTGATAGGTATAAAGCCGTACTCGGTGAACCTGACGACATCGACGACGCGCCTGAAGAATTGCTGGCAATGCTCAAGAAGCCGGAACACCACCGCAATGAGTACAACGGTTCCGTGCTGGACGTGTCCCACGAGGACATCGCGGACATGCTTTCCTATATCGACGATCCAGACGATTACGAGCGTTGGGTCGAGGTTGGTATGTGCGTACACCATGCCACTGAAGGCACTGGTTTCGACGTTTGGGACAAGTGGTCGCAATCATCCAGCAAGTACGAAGCAGACGAGATGCACAAGAAGTGGCACTCATTTGGCAAGTCGGCGTCACCAAAAACAATCGGAACCCTGATCTATCTCGCGGAGCAGGCGGGTTGGGTGCAGTCCGTCACCTTCACGCCGGACGTGGAGTTCGATCTTGGCACACCAGAAACATCCCTTCCGCTTGACCACGACATTGACCTGTTGCGCCCGCCGGGGTTTGTCGGTGAAGTTGCCGCGTGGATCGAATCCCAGTCCCGCCGCCCACGTGAGCGTCTTGCTGTTGCTGGGGCGCTTACGGCTGTCGGCAACCTTGTCGGCCTGAAGTACCGCGACGAGCGCGACAACGTAACGTCCAACCTGTTTACGTTCTGCGTTGCAGGGTCTGGTACTGGCAAGGAATCAATCCAGCAGTCCATCGCTGAGATACACGCCGTGGCTGGTATTAGCGCCGCCACGCATGGTGCCATCAAGTCAGAGCAGGAGATCATGCGCAACATCGCGCTCCGCCATCAGGCTGCGTTCTACATCGTGGACGAGATCGGCCTGTTCCTGCACAAGATCAAGAACGCGCAGCAGCGTGGTGGCGCGGCCTACCTTGAAGGCGTGATCGGCACCTTGATGTCTGCGTACTCCAAGGCAAACGGGCGGATGCTTATTACGGGCGACCTGAAGGACGACATCAAGTCTCAGATCAGCAAAGAGATCGCCGCCATGAACCGCCGCAAGGACGAGGGCGACAGGGTGGACGAATCCGCCATAGCAAAGCTGGTGTCCAAGCTGGATGCGCTGGACGAGGGTTTGATCCGTCCGTTCGTCAGCATCATCGGCTTCACTACGCCAGTGACGTTTGACGGCCTTGTGGACTTCGACGCTGCCACCAACGGATTTATCGGCAGGTCATTGCTGTTTGAGGAAAAGGAGACGGCACCCCGCTCCAAAAAGGGCTTCAAGCGTTCGGCGTTGCCATCTGGCATGGCTGACAAGATCAGGTCTATCTACGCTGCGGGGTCTTTTGACACCATGTCATCCAACGAGGTTGCTGAGACCAGTCCGCGCACCCCCATCAGGACGGAGCCAGCCGCGTCTGCGCTTCTGGACGAGGTGGTGGACTGGTTTGAAACCAACGCCGAGGAACACAAGGCCATGACAGGCTTGGAATCGCTCTATCTGCGGGCCTACGAGCTTGTTGCCAAGGTATCGTTTGTGTTGGCCGCGCCAGAAGGTCTGCGCACGGTAGAGCATGTCCGCTGGGCGTTCGCACTGGTCAAGCGCGACATCGAGTCCAAGATGCACCTTGTTGTTTCCAACGATCCCAACAAGGGCAAGCAGGCGATGGCGTTGCAGTCCACCATTGCACACGCAGTCGGTGACGAGGGCCTCACAATCGGCGTTCTGCGCAACAAACTGTCTCGAAAGTGGAAACCAGAGGACGTGGACAAGATGGTCGCGCACATGGTTGAGCGCAAAATGCTCCACGAGGAGGAGATCGCAGCAGGCAAAGGCAGGACATCGAAGAGGCTAACACTGGTCTAGTTTCCAGCGACACTGGTCTAACTTCCAGCGACACTGGCCTAGTTTTGGCCCGCACACCACGAATATCCCTACGAATATCTAACGCCTATGCAGAGAATGTGTAGGCGTTATTTGCATCTAAGTCATTGTTTTTACTGGATAGTATTTTTCGGATATTACGGAAAATCGCCTATGCAGGAATAGCCATATTTATAGGTAGCCAGTACCACTAAGGAGTATTACACATAAACAGTTACCTTAAGGTTGGTTTAGTCTCTTTTCTGGAAATAAAATATAAAGTATAAATATCCGATATTCGATCTCTAAAGAGATACTTCACCCCTTATTTCTATGGCCCTAACGCCTACACACATTTTTACATAATCGTGGATATCCGAAATATCCGTAATGGCGACTTGCGGGTTGATGTGTGTGCGTATATACGTTTCATATGTAACCGATGAACAGAAAGGGATTTATCAATGTTCAAGATTGATAAGGATGTAGAGCTGAGAGAAACATACGAGGACTGCCCGGTTCATGAGAATGGCAGGAAGGTGAACGAGTATAGATACGGCAAGGCTTCTCGTGGTAAGCCGGTTTACCCGTTTTTAGAAATGGATGTCGGGGATAGTATTTTCTTCGAGGATGAGCCGAGGGGGTCTAGGTCGAACCCAGCAGTTTCGTCTAGGATACATGGGGCCAGACACGGGAAGAAGTTCTCGTCAAGAAAAGAGGGCAATGGTGTTCGGGTATGGCGGATTGAATAAGCTGGGTAGCGAGTAAGCCGGATGGCGAATAATCTGGATAGAGATAGGGGGCCTTGCGGCCCCCTTGCTGATTCTGGTCAATTTTGCGTTTGGTCGATCAGGTGCCAGTGCCGTAACAGATCAGTTCGATCTCGTTGCGGAAGTCAGTTGCGGCTTCCTTGCGGTAGCTGTCGCTGGAAAAGCGCGGGTAGCTGTAAGCCGCGACGACCATGGCGCGTAGAGCCTCGTTGTCACCAGCAACGCGCATAGCGTCGCTCATGGGGACGCCTGACTGACGTACCTCCATGATGCTCTGCGCAACATCGCCAACAAGCGCACAGTCCGCTGGTTGGGCCTGTGCAGGGGCGGTGGTGAGGAGGGTGAGGGCGAGGATGATTGGTTTCAGCATTGGGTGGTCTCCTTGTGGTTGGCTTCAAAGATGGCGCGGGCAAAGCCGCGTGGGGTCGCGGAACGGATGTTCTTGGTCTTTTGTGATTTACCTCCTAGCTTTCGGTGTTGAGAAGAATATCCGGGTTCAGGCTGGACAGGTTTTGTCTGAGGCATGACGAACCCGTTGCCAGTCCACAGACAGGTCTTCTTTGGGTAGGCGTCACGCGATGCGATGTAGTCCGGCCAGATCGGGTGGTCGTATTCCCCCAGCGGGATGTAGCCGCCGAACTCGTATGGGTGGAATGTGTGGTTCGGTTTCCGCCATAGGGTGGACAGGACCGATACAGGGTTCTCGATCATGTACGGCGCACCCAGCGCATCAGCCACACGCGCACAGTCCATCGCGTACCCCGCAGCCTTGATCTGGAAGTCAGGGTCAACAGCGCGTTTCTTGGCGAAGTGGGCGGCACCGCTGACGGCCATGTCGGTACATACGGGCCAGCCCATCACAAAACGCACGTCCTGACCGCTGAAGGTGGCAATGATCGCGTCCAGTACAGCAGGATCATGCAGGTCGGCCCGCATGAAGTGTATGTTCCCGTCAACCATTCCCTCAGCGGGATGCTGGATGTCGTAGCAGTAGCAGTCATAGCCCGCGTCAGCCCAAGGGCGCACAGCCTCACCTGTGTAGTCGTAAAGTGACAGGACGATCATTGGGTGGTCTCCTTGTGGTTGGGGTAGGTGTGGTTAGGTCAGGGGCGAGATGGCGCTGTAGGGTGGCTCACAGCGCCTCTCAGGGGTTATTTAACGTCGAGTACACTATCGGCGCGGAAGGAACGCCAACCTTGGTCCT